TCATTACCATCATATTACCGCCTTCAGCGGGAGCAGGTGGTTTACTTGGACCGACTAGATTTAACTTATGCGACACACCAAACTCACCTCGTAGAACTGAAGGTAAGAGTGCTTCGATTATATCTGCTTCATAAAAGAATACATCTGAAGTTTCATAGCCAACAGACTTGGCTTTCCACTCTAAACAATAATCCAATGCATCATTACGAAGGCAACGATAGATTAGATTCTTAGCATCTTTCTCGCCTATTGCTTCCCACTCGTTTAACTTATTGGGATGCTCAAGGAACCATTTATATAATGATTGTTTGATATCTTCTAACTCAACCATATCATATTTTCTATGGTATTCAGAAGCGACAGCAACTACAATGTAGTCCCATTTTTCTATGCGCTTCCAATCAAGGTGCGTATTATCTACCATTTCCAAGTCTTTCCTTCCACAGTAAATGACCTATTAACAATAGGAACTAATTGTGGAACAACTGTCTTGCCATCAACGTGAAGAATTCCAAAGCCTTGTTGCCATGTAAATAATCCAGCCTTGATATATTTAGCATTATTGTAATTCATTAGGTTGCCTAGTTCCATACCCCATACAGTCTTGGCTTTACCGCCACGATATGTCTGAGTGTGATGTGTTAAGCCCATGCGATGCGTGTGTCCACACACGACGGACATCCCACTACGCTTGGCTAATCCAAGGGCTGTAGCACCAGCCGTAGGCTGTACATTACCCTCATCACCATGCATTAATAGCCAGCCAGGGGCTAGTTCATATGGGTCTTTATGATATTTAATTTCTAATTCATCAAGCCCTAAAAAGTTTTCTAGTTGCAGTTCAGGTAGACCAAGCAATCCTGGTGCTCTCATTGCAACTGTATTAAATAATCTATCTGTATGATTACTGCGAACCATATGCTCAACAGTTAAATCATAAAGAACTTGGCGAGTAGTATCTCTATCACGTCCGATAGAACGCTCAAACTCTAACTCAGTCCCCTTACTCCATTTACTGATAGTCTGCATATCCATTTCATCTCCGCAAGATACTACGGTGTCAGGTTGATATGCCTTGATAAACTTAGCAATTGCCTTGACGGCTTCTGCATCGTGGTACGGTACTTGGAGGTCTGAAATACAGACTATAGTTTTCATTTCTTTTTGGCTCGTCTCTTGTTCTCTAATCCCACGTTCTTCTTCTTGGATAGTACACGTAGGTTGGATATCTTATCGTTGCCTTTACGACCACCATTATCTTTATGGTCTACTTCTTGGTTACGTTTTAACTTCTTACCAGTAGCCTTCTTATAATCTAAGCGGGCTTTGTTTGTAGATGTAGTCTCAGTTGTGCCATCTTTTTTCTTACGTTTAATGACATAAATGGGACGACCACCATTTTGTTTACTGCCTTTGTATGGTCCAAATATTTTCATTTGTTCCAGTCTCCTCTCAATACTAGCAATCCTATGATTGCATAGTTAGCCATATCTTTGAATGAATCCTCAATAGCCTCATGCTCTGGATTCTTTCCGCTATCAACCAAGTTATTTATACGTGCTAACTTGTCGTGCATACGAACTCTGAGTCCATTCAATGCGCCTCCAGGAGCATCAGATATATTCTTTGGTCCGTAATCTTTATGTTTAGATAAAAGTAAATCTACTAATTCTTGGAAAGTGCTTGCAACGGCTGACTCAAAAGTGGTATTTTGAGCGTCAAAATCAACGTTTTCCCCTCTATCTTCTTGTTGGTTATATGGAAACCTTGCTTTTCCAAGTGGGTTATAATCTGCCATTCTTCACTCTCCATCTTCTTCATCGGTATCTGCTAGGAAATGTATTAGTTCACTATCAAGTTGACGCATCTCTTCACGAATAACTATATCTTCTATATACTTCTTCATCTTCTTAGGACTAGATTCAGCAGCGTACAGGGTAGCATAAGTGGATTGAGTAATACTTTTAATTTCTTCAGGATTATCTGCCATGCTGTATATACAACGAAGCAAAGAACCAATCATTAATTGATATCCGCCAGGAAGTATAAGTTTAGGGTCAAATTCTTCGCCACCTTCATCATCTATTAGATGGTCAGTAGCCTCAAATATATTATCAAATTGTTGACCACATATTTTGCATGGTGGAATACTATCCTTCATTTAGTCCTGCTCTTTCTCGAATAAACTGGGAGCCGTATTTAACGTAGCAAGAATTAACATCTTCTCCGTCTGGCATCTGCACGATAGTAACTGGCAATTCTCTTGCAAGACTAGCAGCGAATTCTTTTCCTGGTTGGTCTCCATCCGCAAAAACAAAGACTCTTTCAAAGTCCGCAAGTAATCTAGTATAGTGTTTCTTCCACGAGTTCGCGCCAGGTACTCCAATGCAAGGAATGCCAACACAAACGCTAAGAGTGATAGTGTCCAATTCACCTTCGCATACCCCAATCCAATCACCTGCTCTATCAATATCTAACACGTTGTACATTTTAGTCTCAACGCCTGTCATTCCCATGTACTTCGGTTCCACCGCTGGATTAAGCGACCTAAAACGTAAATCAACAACACCAGTTTTAGTAATGTAAGGAATCGAGAGACGACCTTGGAACGCTTCATGACCAATTTCAGGCTCCTCTACTACGCCGAATCGAGCCAGACGTGCCGCTTCCCTTGTTATTCCCCTGCTTGCTAGGTAATCTTCCGCCTGATAAATGTTTGCCGCGTATCTTGCCGCTGCTCTGCCCAGTAATTCCTTCTGCGAAAGATTTTGCTTCACGTATGTCAACCCTTTCTTGTTTTGCTATAATCTGTAAACTATTGCCGTTCATCCCACAAGCAAAACAATTAAATATGTTTTCCTTCGTGTTAAAACTTGCCGAACTGTGAGTGTCGTTATGGAACGGACACTTCAAATTAACTTGTCCAGTAGTCCTTGGTGGGTTAGCACCGTAGTGCTTTAGCACCAAGACTATGTCTGGTAAATCATCCGTCAAATACATCGCCTAACCTTAATACTAGATAAGAATCTGCTATTTTTTTTCCTCGCGCTTTGATAATGACCGCAGGTAGGACGGATGTTCTTTTAATCCCTCTTGCCTCTGAATAATGCGTTGCTTCAATCTGAGCCTCTTTCGTCCAACCAGAGAGGTCAATGCGACCTGATTGGCCTGGGGCTTTGGCTTCGATGACTCCAATGAATCCAAGGAAGTCTGAGCGGACAACAACATCCCCTTCATCTCTTGCACCTGTTCTAGCAAGTCGCTCACTATCAAGTCCAATTCGTCTAAAATAATCTCGTAGGTCGGTTTCAAATGTTGCTCCTCTGGCTTTGTGGGATTTCCTAGTTGTCATTTCTTTTGTATCCATACTTGTTCATTAGTAGCGATGATATCAAGTTCTAATTGTTTAGCCCAGCAAAAGAAATCAATTGCTGACTTAGGCTCATACAGTCCACCCTTTTCGTGAGTCCAAGTGTAATCATCAAACGCCATAATACCACCTGACTTTAGGTGTTGCCATGCCATTACAGCATCGTCTAATACACCTGCTGCGGTATGGTCTCCATCTATATAGATAAAGTCATAATCTTCTGATTCACTATCCATAAGATAGTCAGCACTTGTACCTCTATAATATAAACGTTGAGGAATATACTTCTCTGTTTTACTTATGTAAACATTGTAAACATCTGTAAAATCCATTGCTTTATGCTCTGCTTCGTCTGAACCTTTCCAGGTATCAACATCAGTTAAAATTGAAGATTTATCTGTTAAAATATTATCAAGCATCCATACGCTTGCATCACCAGTAAAGGCACCAATTTGCAAGAACTTTAAATCAGGCTTATTTGCAAATGAAGATAGATAAAGTTCAAAGTTATTCTGTCGTCCAACAAACCAGTTAGGATATATTGTCATGAGTTCTCAGGGATATCTTCTACGTACATGTATTCAGGATTGAATGCAAGCCAAGTCATAAGCGTCCCTCCCGCATCTGCTCTTCCGTAGCGATTTTTGACTGCAGCAACGCCAAGCGACGTGCCAACAGTGCCAAGCGTACATATGAGGGCAGGTAACTGAGAAACTTTCCCTTGTATTGCGCTTCTTGGCTGACAAGGATTCCCAGGAACTGCTTCCGAAGTGTGGTGTAATACGACAATCGCAGCATTAGTTGCTCTAGCAAGATACTTCAACTCCTTCATAATAGCCCGCATTGATGCGAACTCTTCGCCACCATCGGTGGCTACGTCCATTAGGTTATCTAAAACTATTAATGTTGGGGCACAGCCCCACAGTTCTTCAAAGGCTTGCACTTCTTCGTCAATGTCTTGTAAAGTTGGTGATGAATCAAATGACCAAACTATATGACTACCCTTTTGCAAGATAGCCTTGGTCCAACCAATATCATTATTAAGTTTTTCTTCAACATCTGTTTGGTTCTTGCCTGATATCATAGATGCTAATCGCATAGCCATAGTATGAGCATTAGTATCAGCAGATATGTAAAGCGTTGGAACATTCGTCTTTAATGCTATCGCTAGGGCAAGTGTTGATTTACCTGCCCCAGGAGCACCCGCAAACATTGAAACCTCTGCACGTCTGATAATAATCTTAGAGGCTTCAAATGATTTAAAACAACTAGGTAGGGGTTCCCCGCCAATAGAAGCCCGCCCTACAGACCTCACTAGTGTACGCATTTTACTGCCCCCTACCTAATTGTTAAAACGGAAATTCTTCTGCTACTAATTTACTGGCTTGCATTGGTCCGCGCCCTGAGGCATCGGACAGACCCACATTGCGTAAGGATTCCCCGTCTTGCTTGAGATTCCCGACTTGTACTTCCGTGCTCCGTGTTGACATGTCGGTCCTGCTCCAGCGGACGGAGGCGTTGCCTGGGGTGGTGCTGAGGAGCGCGGAGGCTCTGTGTTTGTAATGGAACTTGGCGTCGATAAAGGGGCGGTAACCGCTGCTCCCACCACCAACTTTTGTACTGCTGCAATTTGAGTAGCAAAGTCGCCAATACCCTCAAGCAATACACTAAGTTCGTCCG